GAATTATATTTTGATTACCATATTCATAATCTATACCTAAATAAGAAATACATTTAGATTGACCATCAACATTGGCACCATAAATAACAAAATCCTCAAATAATGTTCCAGGAAAAAGACCGGTAACATTATTGGTGTAATAATATACGCTTGAATTAAAACAATCTTGCCATTTAAGAGTTCCCGGAGGTGTTAATTGTCCAGTAATTGGTGTGTATTCCATAAAACCATACAATAAACAATTACGGGGTATTAATGGAGAATAAAAAGGTAATGGGTTATTTGTTGGTGTGACTGTTGGTGTTGGTGTCGGTGTTGGAGTATAAGTATATCCACTAGCATCAATACCAATAATAGAACAAAAATTAGTTGATGATGGTGTTACTGTTATTGTTGGTGTTACACTAGTACTCGGTGTAGGTGTTGGTGTTGGTATATATTCACAATTAAATAAAGCTGTAAAATCTAACACACTACAATTTTTAGTTGGGGTTGGTGTAGGTGTTGGACACGCACCACTAAAAACATAAAAACTTGATAAATCAGGACAAGTGCTAACAGAAGGATTTTTCCCTGTTAAATAACAAGACCCTCCTAAGGTATCAGATAAACACCAATAACTTGTTGCTCCGGTATAAAAATATATTTCCCACCCATTAGTTTGACCTGTCCAATAAGACCGACCATTATAGGTTCCACCTGTTATGTAGTTATCATCGGCTCCTACTAATCCGGTATTGGTTATACAGTATGTTGAGTTACAAGACATATTAAATTAGGATATTTGAAATTGATGTGCAACCATTATTATCAATAACTTTAAGATTAAATGAAACTTGACCTTCCATTATTGTTGGAATTTGAAAATCATATGGTAATGAAGATGATGGTATTGTGTTAATATATGTGCAAGTTATATTAAATTCATCACATAGATAAACATTAAATGGTGTTGCTCCTGATATGTTGTTGATGTTAATATTTGTTGGCATCTGTTTAAAAGTTATTATCATAAATATAGGAGGATTAAAAAACTAATAAAGTTTTGATAATAATAATTTTATTCGTATATTTGCAGTTATGTCGGATGATGCGGAAATATTATTAGAGATACTACACGAAATTCTTGGTGACGAGAAACTTCACTATGCGTCAAAAGGACAAATCTCGTTTGACTGTCCTGTCTGTGATGAAGACAGACACAAAGGGAACCTTGAAGTAAATTATTTTGAGCACGTATATAAGTGTTGGAGTTGTGGTGATGAGAATAATACCAAGGGACCTCTTGGAAAACTAATTGATGTTTGGGGTAACAAGAAACAAAGAAAAGTTTATAATTTACTTCAACCGGAAAATCACAAACCAAAAGAAAAACGAGTTAATAAATTAAGACTACCACAAGGATTTACCCTCTTTAAAGATAGTAGTTTAGTTTATCCGGTTCGTCGTCAGGCATACAACTATCTTAAACAACGTGGGATAACCGATGATATTATTGAGAAGTACGGGATTGGTTTTTGTGATAGTGGTGCATTCTCCGGGAGAATTATTGTCCCATCCTACGATAGTAAAAATGAATTAACTTATTTTATTGCTAGAAGTTGGGACCCGAACACAAGAGCCAAATACAAAAATCCTGAGGCAGAGAAAGACATAATCATCTTCAACGAAAGTTTAATTGATTGGTCCAAAGACATCTATCTATGTGAAGGTGTCTTTGATAGTTTCTTCTTACCCAATAGTATTGCTATGTTAGGAAAACATATGTCGGAACTATTATTGAATACTTTGTATGAAAAGGCGAAGGGTAATATTATAATTGCTATTGACGGTGATGCTTATAAAGATGCAATCAGATTATATGAAGAATTAAATGGGGGGATATTATATGGTAAGATTAAGGTATTAAAATTACCGGAAGATAAAGACGTTTGTGATTTAAAAGGTCAGATTGACGAATATTATGTTGATATGAGATAAAAAAATTACATTTTATTTGGTGGTTTAAAAAATAGTTGTATCTTTGTGCTCTAATTAAAACTATTCTTTATGTCAAATACAATGTCAGTTGATTTACCAAAATTCTCAAGATTACAAAATGAATATCTAAACGCTGTTAAAAATTCACAGGAAATTTTTATTTTTGATGGGAATGAATTATTAACTAGTTACGCAAAATATCTAATTGAATATCTTACACCGATGTTCCAAAAATAAATAACTATGGAAAAAGAATTTATACCTTACGAACAAGCGTTAGCTTTAAAAGAATTAGAGTTTGATGAACCTTGTTTTGGTTATTATAAACCGAATGGGGAGTTAGATTATATTGAAAATCATATATTAAAAGATTTTCCATATTTAGCAAAAAATAGTGAATGGCAAGATTTGGTTGCCGCACCACTTTACCAACAAGCATTTAAATGGTTTAGAGAGAAGTATCAAATTGATAGCTGTATTCATAGAAATGGAGGAATGAATATAGATGAAAGAGGGTTTTTACCTTATTATGAAGTTATTATTAGGTATAAATCTCCTGAATTAAAATGTGTAAAATATTCACACGAAGAAGCAGAACTTGAATGTCTTAAAAAATTAATAGAAATAGTAAAACAAAAAGATGAATAAAGAATTAAATGAAGTTGCTAAAGAGATTAGGGATTTATTAGAGAAGAAAAGACAAGAACTTGAATTAACATTCGTTGAGGACACCCACACTTATTATATGAAAGATGTGGATGGTGTTGTTAAAGATACATTCCCCTCCGTTAGTAAGGTGATTAAATACTTCTATGATGAATTTGATAGTGAGGGTATTTCATTAAGAAAGGCACAAGGTGATTTAGAAGTCCAAAAACAATTATTAGATGAGTGGGCCGCAGCCGGTGAATATGCTACCAATATGGGTAGTAGAGTTCATTACTTATTAGAGAAAAAACTAATCGATATGTTTGGGGGTTACAAAGAGGTAAGACAACCAATCTTTGAGTGTGACTTTACTCAAATATTAAAGGGTGATTCTATGGTGTCGGCCGGAACATCATATCTAAACCTTATGGTTGAGAGAGGTGCTGTTTTATTAGATACTGAGATTGTATTGGGTGACCCTGAATTGGGTTATACCGGACAACCGGATAAGGTGTGGCTCATAATGAATAAGGAACAAACTGAGTTCGGTTTGGTTATTACAGATTGGAAGTCAAACAAGCCAAAGAACTTCGAGGAGACCCATTTCACAACAAGAATGAAATCCCCCTTCCAAAAACATCCAAATAATGCCTTGGGTCATTATTTCACCCAACTACCATTCTATGCTAAACTTTTACTGAAGATGTTACAAGGAACGAAATATGGGAATATGAAATTGTTCGGATGTATTATTGTGTTAGTTAAAGATGATGGAACATTTGAAGAGTTCCGGGTTCCAAAGGAAGTTCAACAAACCATATTGGATATGGATATGAAAAAGTATTTGAAAAAGTAATTAACAACCCCCACTCTAATTGGGGGTTTTTATTTGACTAAACCAAATAAATTAATTACATTTAAAATAAAAAATATATGGATGATTTATTAAAACCTCAAATTGATTTAAGAAAACAACCTACCGTGGTGTGTGATGAATGTGGTGGAATGTTCTTTAAAGAAGTTGTGTTGATTAAAAAAGTTAACAAATTATTAACGGGAAGTCAGGAAGACACGATAGTTCCGTTTCCAACTTACAGATGCGATGATTGTGGTCACGTAAATGAAGAATTTAAATTATTTGATAAGTAATGGAAATTGTTAAAAGAGAAAACGCATGTCCGATTTGTTCCTCAACCTTGTGGTTAATCCCGACAATGTCATATGTTGTTGCTAAAATTGTTGGTGTAACATACCATAGAGAATGGATATGGTGGGTTGCAATCCCAACTATGTTTTTAATATGGGGATTGTTAAATTGGAAAATAAAAAAATAAGATATGATTAAGAAACTAGTACATTTTAGTGATTTACATATACGATTATTCAAAGACCATGACTTATATAGAGGTATATTGAATGATATGTTGGAACAATTTAGAGAGATTGCCCCGGATAGGATTGTCTTCACCGGTGATTTAGTTCATTCTAAGAACCAAATGACGCCTGAACTTATTGAGTTCGTTGCTTGGATTCTTACGGAGTGTTCTCAAATAGCCAAAACCATTATTATAATTGGAAACCACGATTTTTTGGAATCCAACTCATCAAGGTTGGATGCTCTTACACCGGTGATTGATTCATTAAAGAACGACAATATTGTTTATTTAAAGAACAGAGGTGAATATGAGGACGATAATGTTGATTGGGTGGTGTATTCACTACTTGACCATAACATTCCACCTGAGATTGAAAAAACGGGTAGATTGAAGATTGGATTGTTTCACGGACCAGTTCAAGGACTAACAACTGATATTGGATACAAATTTGAAACCGGATTTGAAACTGATAAGTTTAATGGATGTGATTTGGTATTATGTGGTGATATTCATAAAAGACAAATCTTTAATATTCCGGGTGGTAAGAAAGCGTATATGGTGGGCTCAACAATCCAACAGAACTATGGTGAAACAATTACCAAACACGGATTTGGAATTTACAATTTAGAATCAGATGAATATTCATTTGTTGATTTGGATAATCCAAAACCTTTCTTATCATTTAAGATGAAATCATTTGATGATATTATAAACGGAACAGAAAAATTAGTTAATGGTGGAAGATGAAATAATAAAACTTCATAAGAATTATTGTGAAAAAACATTATTTGATTCTAACCCTAAATGGTTAGAACCTATTGAATGTGTGGTTTTAGGTGGTGAAGGGGGTAAAACAAATGGTTTTAGACAATATCCTTTAAACGGGTTCATCAAAAAACTATTAACCGATGATGACTTCTATGAAAAGTGGGGTAATGATTGTTGCGAGGAAATAAGTAGAGATGAACGAATTAAAATGTATTACGATACTTACGCTCCCGGAATGAGGATGATAGACGACCATTGGATAGATGCAAAATTAAAAACTCGAGAAATACCAAAAAGAAAATTAAAAGAAGATGGAAATTAAAATAACATCTACTCAATTAACGTCAGTCCAAGAATATTGTAAATTAAACAATATTGAAGATGTTGATAAGTTCATCACCAAATGTTATGTTGATGGATTTAACATTAAGAAATATGGATTACTTGGTGACGATTCAAGAAAAATAGGTGGGATTGAAGAAAAACAGGTGGAAATTGAGGTAATCCGAGAAAAACGAGTGGAGGTTCCAGTTGAAGTTATTAAATATGTTGAAGTCCCCGTTGAAATAATTAAAGAGATTGAAGTCATCCAATATGTTGAAAAAGAAGTGATTAAGGAGGTGCCTGTTGAAATAATAAAAGAGAAGATTGTAAATGTTATTCAAGAAGTTGTCCCAAATATAGATAAAATTGGGGACGAACCTAAATCAAATGATAAGGTATTACTTCTCCAAGAAACCCTACAAAAGTTAAGAAAAGAATTAACAGATAAAAATTCAAGGATTACAGAACTTGAAGAAATAAATAAACAATTGGAATCAATTAAGGTCAGTCAAGGTGCTGTTTATCTAAAAGGTTCCAACTTAAACGAAAGAATGTAATATGGAAATTTTAGTATGGTTCATTTTAAGCTACGGGCTTATGAACATTATGGTCTTTGGGTCAATATTCCAAGGACTTAGAAACTTCTTCCAAAATTGGGGGAATGATAAACAATTACCCTTTAATGGGGTTGCTCATTTCATATCAGGTATAATAACCTGTCCGATGTGTTTTAGTACTTGGGGTGGATTTGTTTTATCCTTATTGATATTCTCACCGACATTTGCTATATTTGGAACACCACTATGGATTAGTTGGTTCTTTGATGGGATTTTATCATCGGGAGCTGTATGGGCGATAAACTCAATTATAGAATGGTTTGAAGAAAACCGACCAGCAAAAAATTAAGATATGGATAATGGTTTAGGAGGATTTGTAGTTAAGTTTTTAAAAGAAAAAACGGAGACAAGAAAAATTATTAAATGTGATGACTTTTTCCAATTATTAAATGATATGGGTTTGAGTGATGATGATAATGAAGTTGTTAATATTATAGATTATTTGGATAGTAATAATACCGATATTAATTTCCACGGAGCAAAAACAGGGGATTTTTATCGTAGATTTCAAAATATTGAAAAAAAAGTTCACTTATCTAAAATATTAAACGGTACTAAAACTGAAGTTCAACAATTAATTGAAAAAGTTGATAAAATTAAAGTCCAAGAGAGACCGGATTGGTTGGAAATGTATAGGGATGATTCAACGGATGAAAAAATAGAAGAATCCAAAACGAATGTTTCAAATGAAAATCCGTTCCAAAGGATAACGAATATGTTAATGCAAGAATTAAAAGAACAAGTTGAGAATGAACCGGGTGTTACATTAGAAGACATACAACAAGAAGTTCATAACGAAATAAATGATGATATAACCGGAGAAGGTTTTTAACAAAATAAATAACAATTAAATAAATACAATTATGCCAAAGTCAAAATTACGTGGTGGAGCAAAAGCTCACAAAACAAGAGTAACACACAGAAACAACACAATTAGAGGGTTAAAGAAAAAAGCGCAGGCTGAGTATCAAGAAATGTTTGAAAAAACTATGGAAACTTTAAAGGCTCAATATCAAGCAGAGAATGGTGAAACGATGGATGTTAATGCGGAGATTATTTCAGATGAAATAGTTAGTAGTGGTTTAAACCAAATCAACGTTACCGATGCTGAGGTAGTAACTCCTGAAGTAACAAATGAGAACTAAGATAGTATCGGCATTTCCCGGAGTGGGAAAAACTACCTATCATAAAAATAACCCTGAGACCACCTTGGATTCCGATTCAAGTGGTTTTAGTTGGGTTGTTGATGAACACGGTAATAAAACAAGAAACCCAAGTTTTCCACAGAATTACATAAACCATATCAAAGAGAACATTGGTAAATACAAATACATCTTTGTTTCTTCTCATAAAGAAGTTAGAGACGCTCTATTAGACAACTGTCTATACTTCTACTTGGTTTATCCGGATGATAATAGAAAAGAGGAATTTATTCAACGATATAGAGATAGAGGTAATGACGAAAACTTCATTAAATTAGTTGATACTAATTGGGATGATTGGATGTCAGAATACTATTGGATGGATAGAGGTTGTGAGAAACTAACCGCGTATGATGGTTGGAACTTAGACACCGTATTGGAAGCTCAAGATAGACGAGATGGTGGTGAAGTATTAACGGAAGACGTGGAGTAACAAAGAATGGATTT